GAGCCGACGCCGAGCCCCAAGGTCAGCCGGAAATAGAGCGGGCACGCCATCATCTGAAAACTGATGCTCGCGGTTCCCATTTGCGCGCCAGCAGGCAGAAGGTCCCTGCTCCAAGTCATCTGCGCGACGGGAACAGGATCGATGAGATCGCAGGGGTCATCGAAGCTGTAGTCGAGAAGGAACTGGCCGCCGCCCGAAGGGACGATCGCCACGCCGACCACGGCGGTCGCGTAGTTGTCCATGCGAACGATCTTCGTGTTCGCAGCCGGGGTCGCGGTGGCGGTGATGGCCCTCATCCTTCAACCACGTTGTATTGCGTCACGACCAGCTTGGCCGAGCCCGTGCCCGAGTTGAGCACGAGCCGCATCCACAAGGGCGCCGTAGCCATCGAGAACGTGATGTTGTTACCCGCCGCGCCTTGAGCAGCGAGCGGGACTAGGTCCGTGCCCCAGTACATCTGTGCGACCGGGACCGGCGAGATCAGATCATTCGGGTCATCGAAGGAATGCTGGACGGCGAATGTAACCGTGCCCTGGACGGAGACTTGGATGCCGAGCGGAGCATCGGCCCACTCGTCCAAGCGAATCATATCCGACGGGGTGCCCGGAGCGGCGTTGGGACCTACCGTTCTGGTGATCGGACGCATTTCGCACTCCTAAAAAAAACGCCGCCTGGAAGGGCGGCGATTCGGACACAGACGCCCCGATTGAAAGGCTGGGCTGCCGGTTCGACAAAGGATCGTCGCTGTGACGTCTCTCCGAATTAAGGAATCTTCTCTGAGTCGGCCATGATCTTTCGACCCTTCGGGCCGGAGCCCGCGTCATGGGTCTTCGGGTGGAGATCAGCGCCGACGCCACCGCCGCTCTTGCGACCGGCTCGCCCCATGGAGGGCTTCTTGCCGCCGCCGCTGATCGTCCCGCCGAAGGCCTTCTTCGCCCGCCCGCCTGCCTTCAAGCGAGCCACGATGCCGCCGTCCTTGCGATCGACGACGGCGCCGCCTTCCGCCTTGAAGATCGGGCCACCGCCACGCGAGAGCGTGCCGTCCGGTTCATTCTTCGGCTGAGCGCCGCGCGCTTCGCGCTCGACGTTCTTCCTGGCTTGCCGCTTCAGGGCGCCGCCTGACGCCCTGCATTCGCGATCACTCTCGCCTCGCATGGCTATCTCCTAAGCCGGGTGGACGCCGAACAGCGGCCCCGGATTGAACTGACTCGACGACAGAACTTGCGCCGGATTGAGCGGCATCACAATGCTCCAGCCGCTCACGCCGTCCGGCGTGAGCCCGGTCGCGGCGCCTGGGCCGGCGGCCGAGAGTTGCACGCCGCCGCGCGGATCGCCGGTCGCCTGCGTCGCCGGATTGGTGAGGTCGGCATACTGGAAAAGATCGGGGGTAGCTCGCGGCAGGCCAGCCTCGGTGATGATCGGCGGCGGCTGGTTGGGCAGGACCGAGAGCGGCAGGCCGATCAGGTCCGAAGTCACCACGGTGTAGTTGAGGGCCGAGGTGAACTGCGGAATGGCCGCGAGCAGAACTTTGTAGGTCTTTCGGCCATACGCGGTTCCGGCGCCAGCTAGCGACGCGATCATCTCGCTTTGAGGCCGCATGTAGATGTCGAGGCCTTGGATGAGCACGTTGCCCGCCGGACTGCCGGCGAGGCTGACCACGCCGACGCCGCGCGCGCAGCCGCAATCGGGCATTAGGAAGCGGCCAGCGCCGCCGTTCATGAACGCCGAATAGGCGGGCCTGAAGGCGTAGGCGCTGGGGTCGCCGAAATAGGTCCCGATCTGTGCGGCGGCCACAGTAGTGAGCGGCGGCGGCGAGATGGTGATGGTGTTAACGCCGGGAGCGCCGAGCGCGGTCACCTGGGCGAACAGCATCGCGCCGCCAGGACCAGCGCCAGCGATCGAGACGAACATCCCTGGCGAGAAGCGCCACTTGTCGTTGGCGGCGATGTTAACGGTGGCGACGCCAGCGCCGCATGCGCCGACGGCGAAACCCGTCTCGATACCGACGCCGAGCGCGCCGCCGGGGGTCGGCGTACCCGGCGCCATACCGGGCGCGTAGGCCGTGGCGAGTGGGAGGCTCACGTTCGACACTGCGGGTCCGGCGGTCGTTAAAGCGACGCCAGCGGGCTGGATGACCTGATTGAGCGCTAGAATGCTGTCGGACATGAATAGGGCCGGGAAACCGCCCGCGCCCTTCTTGTCCTTAGAGCCGCTCCCGGCCATGGAGAGCAGGCCAGAGCCCTGCCAGAAGATCGAGGGGCCGATCTCGTTCGAGTATTCGGCCGGCGGGCCGCCGTTCGGCGCGCCAGCGAACCCGCCAAGCGAGATCAGAGGGCCGGTGGAAGCCGCTTGCGCCATCTCAGCCTCACTGAGTCGGGAACGAGCCCCAGATGGCCCGGAAGTCAAAGTACCCGAAGCTGTAGCGCTCGTAGCCCTTGACCAGCAAGTTGTCGCTCGTGAAATCGACTTGCATATCAAGCTCAAAGGCCACGCGCTGGAGGTACAGCAAGCCCTCCTGATCGGTCATCACGAACCAAGCGGTCGGCGATGTCAGATAGTCGTGGACGAGATGCCCGTCGGGGATGCCGCCTGACGTCTCAGGGATTGCGTTGACGTCATTGTCGTTCGTACCGGGCCGCAAGACGGTCCGGAGCAACCGGATGGCGATCGGCTCCAGCGCGATCGGCACGACGAGCTTGCGGGCGCGGGCCTGCATGCGGAGGCCGGCGTTGTCGCGGAACGAGCCGCGAATCGAGGCCTGCGCGTTGAGCAGCGAGGCCTCGTTGAGATCCATATCGATGGCGAAGCGGTTCGGAACGACGCCCGTGTCGATCGGATGGTTGAGTGAGCAGAGCGGCTGCTGATCCCCGAGGATGGTGGGATCGTAGACGGTCGCCATGTTGAGGGGATAGGCGCCGTAAATCTCTTTGGTCTGGTTGAAGCTTTTTTGCAGCCCGAGATTCGATGGCTGCCATTGCCTCTTATAGAGGTTGTCGTCGATCATTTTGCGGGTAAAGGCGTACCCGAGGCCAATTTCCTTGTGGTATTGGTTATAGACGTAACGCTCGCCCGCCTGATTGTCGAAGGTAGTCGGCCCACCTTCATTCTTCAGTGCAGCAAGGCCGAGGTAGCGCATCGAAGCGGTGCGCTCCACGGACATGTAGCTTTTGTCGACCTTGTAGATCTTGGGATAGATCCGATCGAGATCCTTATACTGTCCAGCCACCTTGCGGAGGCCGGGGAACAACAGGTCATAAGCCTGGGCGACTGAGACGGCCATCGGTTACTCCTCCTCAGATGCCGGTCTGGCCTGCTTTGAAGTCTTGGTTATTGAACGTGACGTAGGCCCAGTTGAATGGGCTCGCCGCGTCGGTCCCCGGCGCTCCTGGCGGGTCGCGAACAAGGTCGACAATGCGCCAGGGGAAGGTCGCGGTCGGCGCTGGCGGGGTGCCGGTGACATCAAGCGTCGCGCCAGAGCGGCCGGTCACCGTATTGCCCACGCCGAGCGCGAACGCGGCGTTCAGGCCGATCATCGCGAGCGTGATCTGCCCGTTGCCCTGAACCCTGAAGACGGTGAGCGGGTCGTCAATCACCTTGGCGTGGACATCGAAGCCAGTGCCTGAGACGACCGCGTCGTTACCCGGCCACCATGGACTGGCGATCCACTTCTTCTGCGCGATCGACATATATTCGCAGCCGATAAAGATGCCGGCGATCTGGGCGTTCCCAGCTAGCGGCTGCGCGACGTAGCCGGTCGAGAGCTGAACGATCGGATCGTTCGAGAAAATAGGGGTGGGGTTGGTGGCGCTGATCCAGCGCCGGCTCATCTGGTAATTGACGGCGGCGCCGAGGCGGTGGCTGTCAGCGAAGCCGAAAGGCGCATTGGGATTGGGCATGGTGATGACGATCCCTTCCGCAAGAGCGGGGTTTTAGGGTTCGTCTCACCGAGCGCCGGACGAGACATCTAGGTCGTTCAAGCGAGAGCACGAGCGCCGCACTCTCACCTACCGCCTGTCGGGAAATGCGCCAATGGGCTGACGGTGTGCCCATCCGTGGCTGCGTTTTCCGATGCTGATCAGGCTCCGAATTACGCACTTTCGGTGGCGGTTGCGTTTCTCCCCAAGATTCGGCGATCTGTCAAGGCTCAGTCAGGGACGCCAATCGGTCCCACCGTGCTCCCCACGCGAGGTTGCGTCCTCCGATGCGCGTCCCGAGGCGCCGTACCGGCGGGCGCCTCGACCAACTTCGCCTCGCTGTTCCGCACCTGATCGGTCGCTTTGAGTTTCTCGCGCAGGCGCCGACGATCGGTGAGTTCTTTGGGTCTCTCCATCAACATGAGCCCATCCAAAATTATGGTCTCATCTTGATAGTCCGGATAGAGCAACTCCCGGTGGCGATTGGCCGGAACGGGCGCCCAGCCGCTGCGGAGCAGCTGAGTCGAGTAGTGCGGGAACTGCTTGCCGAAGACGGTGTGGGTTTTCCATTCATACGTCCAACCCGGAGGTGATTCGGCGTAAAAGCGATCGAGGTAGACGTCGCTGTCCTCCTCGTCCATGTCGCCGTACTGGGCCCGTAGCTCGCTGATCCTGCGCCGCGCACGCTCCATATGGTCGACAGAGCCGGGGCGCGCCTCGTCCATGTCGAGATCACGATAGCCAGGGCGCGCACCATTGCGTGCGCCCATGAAACCTTCTTCGCCTTGGAAATCGGTCATGATCGGGCTCCCAACATCTTGCCGCGCGACTGCGCGTCGAGCAGCTCGGCCGCGTATTCGTCGTCGCTCATGCCGAGGACGTCGCGCGCATGCTCACGTTGGCGGGCAGTGAGCGCGACCGGCGTGCCGCGAGGGCGGCCGGTGCGCAGATTTGGCGCTTCCGCGCGAGCCGGCGCGGCCATCCGGCTCTGGTTCAGCTGGCGCTGGCCCTGGCGTGTCTGTGTCATCTGCGGTGCGTCTCCCACGCCAAGCAGCTCCTCAATTTTGTCGAAGTAGGCGTCTGTTTCGGGGATGAGTTTGAACCTGTTCACGGCGATGCGATGCGCGCCGTCGATCCCATCGATCCCGGCCTGATCTCTGACCGCCTCGGGGTGGCTCCTGATCCACTCGGCGCTCTTCGGAAAGCCTGTCTGGTCGAGATGACCGGATAGTCGCTGCACGTTGGCCTGCATCGTCTGTGCAGGATCGACGTATTGCTGCTGCCGTTGCGGTTGCGGACCTTGCCTGGGCTGCGGCTGCTGCGGCTGGCCCTGCTGCGCCTCGGCGACGACGCCCTCGCGCATCTCCATCAAGCGTAACAAGTTCGCTCTGGCGTCCGAAATAAGAATCTGGGCGTCGGCGGCGCCCTTGTGGTCTCCGCGATCGAGCGCGCCCTGGAAATAGGCTCTCGCCTGCTCGGAATCACGCTTCGCCGACTCGATCGCGGCGTCGACCATCTGCACATTCGACTGCGTGAGACCGCGCTCAGCCTGGACGCGAGCCTGATGCTCCTGATGCGCGATCTGGGCGGCGCGGTTCGTGGCCGCCTGCTGGTTGGCGAGCTGGCGCTTCAGCTCAAGGACGCCTTCGTCCTCCGGCTCTGGCTCCGGCGAGGCGCGCATCGGCAGCTCGGGCTCGACGCGAGGCGCCGGTTCCGGCTTCTTGTCGCCGCTGCGGACCGGGATGCCGCCAACGACGACGGTTTTCGGCTCCAGCCGCTCTTCCGGTCTCAGATCGTCATCGGGCTCATCGATGAGCGCGCCAAAATGCGTCGCCTGCTCGGGGTCTTACAGTTCGCTGCTTACTCTGGCCATCTCAGAACCATGCGTCCGGGTGATCGATCTTGCCTCGGATGTAGACGTCGGCGATGAACCGGACCTCGCGAGAGCCGATCATGCCCTTGAGGCCGTCCGAGGCCCGGTAGACCACCCAATCACCGGGCTCGACGTTCTGGTCGTAGAATTTGACGGGGCCGTCATCGACGAAAGCACGCGGCCCCTTCTTCAAAACCATCCCGACCTTGCCCTGGTAGCGGTCCTCGTCGACCGCCTCCTCGGCGATCTCCAAGCCGCTCGCGGTGCGCGTCGCCGGCCGGATGTAGGTCGCGATGAGGACTTGCTGGTTAAACGGCTCGACCTTTTCGAGATCGTCGCCGCAACTGTTCCAAATGACGTCTCGGGGATCCTCAAGATGGAGGGTTACGATTCTATGATGCGCGGGCAAGCGGACCTCTTCCGTCTGTGTCTTCTTCGTTGTCGATTTGCTCGATCCATTCGAGGACATGGCCGAGCGCTTCCAGATATCCGGCGCGCTTTTTGTAGTCGGGGAAGTCAGCCGCCGCGCCGTTGATCAGCGGGCGCAGCATTTCCTTCTGCTTGGCCTCGATGCGCTCGGTCAGCTTCTTCGCGACGAAGATCGACATCGCGTCCATCAGCCGTACCTCGTCTCGCCATCGGCGGCGAAATAGCCGGGGTTTTCCGGCAGCTCTTGGCAGGCGTGATAGAGACCCCTCGCGACGATCTCGACGTCCCTTTCTTGGGTCTCAACGAACGTCGCGACGATGGTCTCCTTCGGCCGCGCGATGATACCCGCCGCCACGAATTGCGGATTGTCGTCACAGAGCGCCGCGAACTCACGGAATCGATCGCCCAGGTAGGTCCGCGTTTTGCTCTCGCCGGT